ATCTAATACCAAGACACTTAACTTTGTAATTGGTGATGGTAGTGGAACACTTACTACGGGCATTAAAGGACACGTTGTTCTTGATGCTGATTATACATTAACAGCTCATACATTAGTTGGTTCTCTATCTGGAGCATTAACTGTTACTGTTAGTAGGACATCAGCACCAACATATCCTTTATTATCAGCACCAACATATTCAAACATTATAACATCTACATTAGCAACAAATGAATACGCAGATAAAACTGATAGTTTATCTATTTCAATCTCTACTGGAGATGTGTTAGAATTTAACTTAACTGCTAACGGCGGTTCTCATACATACGCAACTATAGCACTCACATTAGTACCCGCTTAATAAATTATGGCAACTGAAACTTTAGTACCAGATGGTACAGTATTTACATTGACACAACTTTCTGGTAATGTTGGCGATGTAGATAACACTATTGCATCTGCTGATGGTGTATTTTTGACGAACCTAGAAACCAATGGTAATACACCAACTGTTCTGGCGTCATTTCCCACAGCATCTGGAGATTTAACGACAGGAGTTAATCAAACATTTAGAGCCAGAGTTGGAAAGGATGCTACTGGAGGTAATAATCCAGAATTTACAATTGCTGCGATTGACAATGGAAACATATTAGCATCAAATTCACATGTGGCAACTGATACTGTTGATGATTTTGAACTCACTTGGGATGCTAGCAACTTTACATTATCAGATGGTGCTGGTGCTAATTTAGAGATTCAAGTTAGTCAATCTACTGGAGGAACTGGTAGGGGTGCTAATCGAAGATGGATTGAAATTGACGAACTTGAATGGAACGTTGAATATGACGTAGCTGTTGGTGGTGCTGCTGTTAGTCAAGCCATACTCATATGATAAATACTTAAAAAGTAGGTTGTAAGAATGGCTCAACCATCAACTCGGGCAGAGTTCACTGACTATTGCTTAAGAAAACTTGGTGCTCCTGTATTAGAAATTAACGTAGATGACGATCAAGTTGATGACTTGATTGATGATGCTATACAATTTTATCAAGAGTATCATTTTGATGGTGTAGAGAAGATGTATCTCAAACATCAAATTACCGAAGATGAAATTACTAGATTTAAAAGTTCAAATCAAAATACTATCGGACCAGATGACACTCCTGCTCCAGTAACTACAGACACTTGGGAAGAGAGGGACAACTATCTACAAGTTCCGGATCATGTTATAGGTATTTCAAAAGTATTTGGATTATCCAGTAGCAGCGTTCGCGGTAATTTATTTGGTATTGAATATAGATTATTTCTAAATGATTTGTATTCTTTTGGTTCAGTTGACCTATTAAACTATTATATGGTGAAGCAATATCTAGAGACTATTGATATGGTAATCAATAGTGGTTCTCTTGTAGGATTCAGATTTAACAAGAGGCAAGATAGATTATACATTGATGTAGACCCAACATTTTTAGATGCTGGAGATTATCTAATTATCGAATGTCATCGTGCATTGGACCCAGCAGAATTTAATCAAGTATGGAACGATAGTTTTATCAAGAAGTATGCTACTGCTCTTATCAAGAGACAGTGGGGACAGAACATGATTAAGTTCAACAACGTTCAACTCCCAGGCGGTATCACAATGAATGGACGCCAGTTATATGAGGATGGCAACATGGAAGTGTTGGCATTAGAAGAAAAGATGATGTCACATTATCAATTACCACCCCTAGATATGATCGGATGATATGCCTACCAGTCACTACTTTCCGCTGTACTACAAAAATGATGGCAGCGAGCAAAACCTATACCAAGATTTAGTAGACGAACAGATACGTCTGTTTGGTAGCGACATCTATTATATTACAAGAAAAACAATACGAGACCAGGCATTAAATCAGATTGTCTTCTCAGAGTTTAGTGAGAAGATTGTTATCGAAGCTATGCTACAGAATGTAGAAGGTTTTGGAAATCAATCTGAGTTCATCAGCAAGTTTGGTTTAAGAGTTACGGACGAGATTACATTTACGATGTCAGTTCGTAGATGGGAACAGGAATCCACACGCCTGAATAATCTAGAGGTGGAGTCTAGACCTAATGAAGGAGACTTAATCTTTTTCCCATTGACAGGTGATTTGTATGAGATTAAGTTTGTTGAGAGAGAAGCGCCATTCTATCAGTTAGGCAAACTATATTTCTTCACTATGACCTGCGAAATCTACGAGGTTGGTAGTGAAGACATTGATACTGATATTCCTGAGATAGACGACATTGAAGCAGACAACGATTATGCCATTAGTTTTGTTCTTGCTGATGGAGGCACTGGTAATTATTATATTGGTGATAAAGTTGAATTCTATACTGACGTAGTTGTTGGTAATCTAGCAAATCCAACTGGTATCAAGGGTGAAGTATCTGACTGGGATGCTCCATCCAGAAGACTTGAACTCATTAATGTTACTGGTGATTGGGATGAAACTTATTATGTTGGTAGAGAATCTGGTGCAGATACAAATGTAAATACAACAGATGGTATATATCAGTTAGGAACTCAGGCAGAATTTACTGATATAGATGACGCCAATACTGACTTTGATGATAATAAATATATCGAGGAAGCTGCGGATGATATTCTGTTATGGACGGAAAGTAATCCATTTGGCGAAGTCGGTAATCAAAATGGTAACTTCTAATGTTTGGAACTGAATACTACAATAGAGCAATAGACAATACCGTAAAAGGTTTTGGTACGCTCTTTAACAATATAAAAATTGTTAGGAAAGATCCTACTACAGGAGAAGTTCTACAGAAGCAGCGTGTGCCTTTGGCATATGGTCCTAGAGCAAAGTTTGAAACTAGATTAGAACAGAACCCAGAACTACAAAAGAAGGCAATCACTTTGCCATTCATGTATTTTGAGATGACTGGTTTGTCTAGAGATTCTTCTAAGCAACTACCACCTATCACAAAAATCCTAGCACCACAAACAGATGAGTCTGGAAACAACATTGGTGTATCCGAGCAGTATGTTCCCGTAGCATATGACTTTGATTTTGAAGTAGGATTTATGGTGAAGGATACCTACGAAGGTAATCAAATACTAGAACAGATTCTACCATTCTTCCAACCATACTATAACATCACTATCAACTTCATTCCTGATATGAATGAATATAAGGATGTTAAAATTAATCTAAGTAGTGTTGATTATGAAGATGACTGGTTGGATGATTTTAGTGACAGAAGAAAGATTACATACACACTTAGATTTGTAGTCAAGTCATACATCTACGGACCTTACACCAAGGCAGATACAATCAAGAAAGCAACAATCTTCGAGACTGCTGGTGGTCTTGGCACTCCAAGAAGATCAGTCAAGCGTGTTACTGAGGTTGATCCACTCAAAGATTATGATGGTGATGGTGATATCGATACCGCAGATAGAGACCTAGTATCTCCAGCAGATACTTTTGATGATGATTACGGATTTAGCTTTGATGTATTTGAAGGAGATGATGCACAGTCATGAACGAATTTGAAAAGAGTATGGAAGAGACCTTTGACATTGAAGTGGCAAAGGAAGAACCTATTGAAAAATTTAAGCAAGCAAAGAAACGAGCAGAGGACAACCACCAGGACAAGGACTACGAATACGTTCGTGGTTCTCTCTATGACCTCATTGAGAAGGGTCAGGAAGCAGTCAATGGTGCTTTAGAGATCGCACAGGAGTCTGGTCATCCTAGGGCGTATGAGGTGGCAGGCAACCTCATCAAGCAGACCACAGAGATGGCTGAGAAACTGACTGACTTGCATAAGAAGATGAAGGATTTGGATGAAGATAAATCTGGTCCTAAGACAGTCACAAATAATAACTCGATGTTTATTGGCAGCACTTCTGATTTACAAAAAATGCTTAAGTCAATGGGCGTAAAGAATAAATAAAAATAAAAAATGTCTTACATCAGACACGACGAAAATAATGATCCTGTTGTACCACAACCATCATCAACATCAGTAACCATTTATAGTGGCACTGAGGGATGGACTGATATTACATATGAAGATTGGAATGCTGATTATATTGCCAGAAATGTTGACAATAGTGTGAGAACTCCTGGTGTGTATCAGGCAAGAAATGCTGATAATACACCAAGAACTCCAGCAGCATATCAAAGACACGACAAAGATAACAATCCGGTATTAATCTAATGGCACAATGGAATAAAGATACGCAAGACTATAGGGCACAGGACACTACCAACTTTGAAGTAGTGATGCTGGCAGACCAGAATGGCAATCCATTGAATAGTTATGGT